TGGGGATTGTGCGTTAAGCACTAAATACTAAAATTGTCGGCAAAGAGACGCACCCGACTAGTGCGTTTGTGGAAAACCATCAGAACATGAAATCTGTAGAAGTTCGAACAACAGGTAACAACAATGGTAATTGTCTGAACATCGTACCTCTAACATTCGATAAAGAATAGTATAATGCTAAATCTATTGTTGAATCTGTTGTTCCTGTAGCTGTGTAAATTGAAGTTTTTGCATGTCCATAAGGAACCTTAGTGAAACATGGAATGAATCGATATGGTTGGTAATAAGGAACAATAGCTTCTTGACCAGAACCAATAAGATTCATGGATGCAAGAGTTGAAATGTTCGTATCAGCATTTCTGTCATCAGTCCGAGCAAAACCAATAGCCCATCTTTGATCACCAGGACTACACATAACCTGGTATCTTTCATCAGCAGCAACACCTACAAAACAACTAATGAACCAACGAGCCCATGTGAAATGGTAAGGAACTGTAGCATCTGTTGGAGCATACAAATAATTTTGATTAATAATCTGATTTGCTGGGTAATGCTGTGTTGGTAATAATGAAGGTTTTTGTAACAATCCTCTAATACATTGCATTGGTTCTCCCGCACACATCGTATCAATTGGAAACACACCACATGATGGAACTAATTCTACCTCGACAACCGACTCACTGGTGCTCACTTCATTCAAACCACTCTGCAGTGTAATATCATCAAGAATATAAGTGTGCGGAGCCAACAAACTATCAATATACTTTATACTGGTTCGAGGTCCAAAGAACTGCAAATTTTTTCCAGGTTTAACAAACACTATAACATCAACTGCTGACAGACTATTAGTGGCAACTAAGGGATTCACTACCTTACATCTGAGAAATCCATTAATAGATCCAACAGGCCAAATAGCTAAGGAATCGGTAATCAATGTATTGAATAAATACAATTCATTGTTAGCATACCCAATAGTTATTTCAATGTCACGACATGTTTCAACATTATAAATGTAGTTAAATGTTATATTGGTAGGGTCAATCACCGTAGTTGAATTAACAGGCTGCCAATAAAATTGAAGCGTTCCTTTCATCGAATTGTTTGCAGGAATAATGATTTTGTACATCATATCACCTCGCCAATAACTAAAAGGCAAACCAAAATAGGTAGCTGTATTAGGGTGAAATGAAGGAGCAGCAGCGGAATCACAATAACTAGGAGTAATAGGAATGGCTCGTGAAAATACATCATCTCCCGTTAACATGGTTTGATTCCAACCACCTAATGTCAAAAATGTCCAACGATCTAAAAAATTATCATTAGCAAAACAATCATCAGATCCAAATCCCGTAAGAGATGGATCTATGCTAAGTTCATTCTCCACATTAAAAGTTGATTTATTTTCACAACCATGATTATCCAAATGCGCCACATTTGCTAAAGCTCGAGCAAAAAAGGGTTGAGGCATAACATAAGAATTGGTTCTTGTGAAACCAAACCAATCTAGGACAGTGGCACCCATTTCCAAAGCATTTGAGACCATCGAGACTGTTGAACCAATTATAGGAATCTTACTGAAAGGTTCAATAGCTTTTCCAATCGTCTGAAGCGTTTGAGAACCTTTACCTTCTCCAATCATTCCATGTAATTTAGGAGCTACATTTTTTAAAGCAGAATTGGGAGTCAAATGTTTCTTAGATTGATACATTGGAACCGAGAGTTCATAATCAATTAAGCTTGCATAAAATGTAATGGTACCAGAAGCAACACCAGAAGGAATAGCACTTGCAATGTTGCTAAATTCAGTAATATAAATATTCCATAAATTGGAACAACCAGTAGCAATAGGACACCATTCACGATTATAACACCAGGGCAATTGAAAAGCAAAGTCACCACACTTTGAATAATCAACTTGATGCCAATAATCCACGCCTTGAACATTAGGGTATCGTAGTGCCGGAGCAATAGCTGTCCCTCCGTATTCAGAATAGCGAGCTTGAGGTAAACAACTGACATAACCAAGACCATAAGCATTAGGAGAACAAGTAACAACTCCAACAACTTGGATTGTTCCTCGAATATACGTGTAATTCTTTGTTTTATCAGCAACTTGAGCATTAGCAAGAAAATAAGCCCATGGATCAAAAGCGATCGGAGACACAAGAACATTACCAGGTAATATGGAATATTGATAAATTTTGACAGCTCTAGTTAAAAAGTCATCTAAATTTGTTTTTGGAAGAGTTTGAACATATGTAACATTTCTGGGAATAGCACGAGTGATGTGTTCTTCAGTTGTTAACAGAGTTGTATTAGCGATAACAGAAGCAACTTCCTTGCTTCGAGTTTCGGCATTCTGCTCATTGGCAGATTCGACTAATGTGACGTTATTGGACATTTGTAATTGAAAATCGGGAGTAACAGCAACTAGGGTAGGCTTTGGGCGAGTAGACCAAGTTTGAAAGGTATTATCTTTCACTTCTTCTCTCCAAGCGTCAAAGCTTCGTAAATCTAAATATGAGTTGTTGTTCAGTTCATATTTAATTGTCAATTTCATCAACAGTGTGTACATTTCTTCATAATATGCACGACCGTGATAAACACATTCTTTTAATGCCTCTGTTATGACAACAGCAGCATGGTCCTGATCAGAGAGAACCGACTCTTTCTTCATAAGAAGCATACGAATCAAACTTTTCTTTTTTAGAGGAGGAATATACGATTGCAATTCTTCATCAAAAACAAAATCACGTTGTAAAAAAGACACTTCAGATATATTCTTTTTCTCAAAAACGGAACTTTTAGACGCATCAGTCATAATAAATCCCAGTTCTTTCCAGTGATTAAGGTAATTAACTGAGGGAGCAAATCGCATAGCCTTTAAATTATCATCGCCATAATGAACTAAAGAGACATGCGTTCGAAAATTCATATCTGGACATTCTTCAGGGATAGGTTGAGAAAAGAAATTACGATACCATTCCCTAACTCTCTCCTTGTCACCAGTGAACGGATGTTCAGTATAATAAACAATACGTTCTAACAATGAAATAGCTAAGCCATTAATTTCAACTGTAACATCATTCCCGGATGGATTAGTAAAGAAATGTGCTGCATCTCCTCTAACCTGATAAAGGATATGTTTTAGAGCCAAAACAAGCAGATAACATTTGCGAGATTCACCTCCTATCGCAAAACTCATAGCATAAACAATCTTTGCAACCCAATCAAAAAGATCAGGGCTCCATGATTTGTCCATAGCCTTAATGTCTCCGTCGTATAAATTGGTCAAAGTGGGATCAATTAACTTCAAAACATTAATAATCTTATTGCATTCCCTACTGGTCATGTTAATTCCAACCGCAGATTCAAAAAATCCAATATTATTACGCATCAATGTCTTCCAACCCGAATGCTTCTTTTTTGACACCAAATTAAAGGAGGCAGGTAGACAATTAAACACACGAGGCATCTTATTATCTTTAACCGGCTCATCTTTAAGAGAACAAATACACATAACGATCGGAACTTCATCACGTTCTAAAGTCGCTTCAATCTCATCTGCAATACTCGACATTTCCGGTGATAAATAACACAAATCTGTTTCATAATCAACAGCGAAATGGTTGCGCTTAGATGTATCATAAGGAGGACCAGTTGAAGTTTTAAGAACCATCGCATTAATAGTGGAACCTGGAATACCACGAATAGCCTGTTGCTCTGAAATAGAGGAATAACCAGATAAATCCAATTGATCAATTCCCATTAAATAATCATAAAGAGCAATCATAGTAGTTTCAGCTGGAAGAGGTTTAAAATTTTGAGTTTGCCACATATTTGTATAAGCGTCAACCCATTTATCACCAACCATACTTCCTTTAAAAACTGGAAGGGTAAAATAATTAACTTTTCCACAATATTCTTTCTCCAATTCAGCTAAATCATCATGTAAAATAGAATTTTTAACCTTTGATTTGTTATTGGATAAATGCTTCGGAGGTTCTATATGACCAACGGGATAAACATTAACTTGATGATGGGATTGAGCAGCCCAAATCGTCGACTGAACAGCAAAGTGTCCAAACCTTAGTTCTTTTGGAACCTTAGTAATCGTTGATTTAATATATTCACAACTTTGGAATGTGGCACACAAATGCTGAGTTCCTTGAATCAATTCACGCTGAGTTGTCATCTCCCCTAAAGAATTTTGTTTACTGGCAACAATTAAACTACCAACAACATTCTGTAGACCATAATGCATTCCAATTATTTTCCAACTAGAACCTAGACGAGCTACATACACCAAACCACAATCACCAGCCTTGGTAATCGCATTGGTGGTAATATTACGTCTTGTTCCAATCATAACACTAGTATTGAAACTTGGTGCATAGTGAACTCCATCGGGACCCATAATTTTAATTTCATCAAATTGAACAATAGAATCATCAATACCTAACCAGAACTTCTTTCCTACAGCAACACCCTTAAGTCCGGGAACTGTGATGACTGCTAGTTGTTCGGATATAGGTAGAACATAAAAATTATCTTTTGAGATTTTAACCTCAGTTGAAAAACCATCACGACTAATAGTGAGTTTTTCATAAAAATTACCTTCATGCTCCACAATATGAGCAACCGTCAAAATTACATTGGTAGATATAGCAACACCAAGAACAGATGATGTTCCATTGTCAATCTTATAAGAAGAGTGCATAACGGAATTCTGAATATCATCTAAAGTAAAAGTGCTAGTTCCGAAACCTGCAGTTGGGAGAGCTGGAGTAAATGTCTGTTCAGCACGAAACCAATTATTTGGAATTAAACCATTATCGGTTTTATTAAGCAAACGTTCTTGATATGATATATAAGTTTGTCTCAAAATCTTACGCGAAACATAATACATCAAACTCAAAGATGCCGCAGTTAAAACAAAACCAGTAAGTAATTGACGTTCATACCTCGAAATGTAATAAAGAAGATCATCTTTCGTGAAATTGTCAGGAAATCCCAAGACAGATCTTAACTTAGATTTAAAACGTTGACATTGGCCACCTTCTCTGCGACACTGCAATTCAAGGTCCGGTTCTTCAATAGGTTTAGGATGAAAATCAATCATATCCAAAGATAAACCTGAATTAATCAATTCTTCCTCTCCTTCAACATCATAAACAAACTCAGACTGAGATTCACGTTCTTTGACAGCTTCAGCACAATAACAAGGTAACATAGCTAAGCCACAAAAGGCACAACTTCCATTCCTTGCCATTTTCTGATACAATAAATACGTCTCTAACTGTAAATGTTCAACCATTTCACTTTGGACAAGAACAACAAATTCGTAAAAAGAATAAATTTTCTCATCAACAATTTTAGCGTCATCCGAAATTTTTCCGACAGTTAAGATCCACAAATCAAGATGTCCAGCATCTTTAGCTTTTTGATGATCTAATTTCGGAGTACCTACGATACAAAATTCTTTCTTTACTTCAACAGTAACATGATGAGTGAAACGGCGATAGCATGAAGAAGGTTCATAGGACACATGGTTAAAACGTCCAAATTTAAAATTTGAAGTATAAACGAATACAGCAGGAGCGACAAATACTTTACCTTTCATCTCAACAGCGGCTTGTTCAACTGACATGGGAGTGTTATTAACAATCTGTACTACCCAATCAGCATTGCTGAATGAACCAGGAGCATTAGGTGAGTGATCAATATCGTCTGCAATAATAGCCCAAGTTTTGTGATCTAAACCATCTTGAAAATTATTATGAGGTTGGATATTATAAATACCGTTATCAAAATCATAATTCTTCTTTCTAGCAATGGCACCTAATAAAAGGTTAACCATATTTGTTTTTCCTACTCCAGGATCGCCATACATAAACAAAGCATAAGGTGAAGAACGAGCAGAAGCCATCGTAGTCATCAGAGATAAAGCACTAAGAAATTGTTCAGCTCTAATAATTAAACCTGTCAATCTATTAGTGATTTGAATATCTTTATAATAAACTGTTTTGATACTAGTTGCTTTTTGGATCAAATTCCTAACTCTCATAGAGTAGAGTTCAATCGTAACCGCCCCTGTCCATTCTTTACCAATTTTTCCTTCAATTCTCAATTTATCAATTAACTGTATATTATTTGGTTTATCACCTACACAAGTTAAGATCGTATAATAGTCGATAAGATTAGTAAGTTCATTATAAATTAAAGTCGGATTCCAATCACGACCCCATAAAGGATTTAAACTCTTAGTTTTAACACATTCAAGAATACGTTGAAATAAATCATTAAGTGTTGAAATAATAAGTTTAGCAACTCCAGAAGCTGCTTCTTTAACCAAGGCTAATCGTAAATTGCTGGTAATAATCGCAGTTCCAGGCATAAAAATATCAGTAAAACCTTCACCTAAGGTGTGGAAAACACCGTACAGACCACAGGAAACAAACAATTCAGCTAAATATTCCTTACAAGAAGAAATAAACCCTGAAGTTGAATCTTGCATAATAGTGAAACTTCTCAAATGTGCTAAAAGTTCTGAAACTTTACTAAATAAGTATTTATTAGAACTAACATACTGAACTATAATAGATAAAGCATTAGTAGCATTCGTAGAAGTAAAAAACGCAGTTAACATAGAACCAAAACAAATGGAGTTTCTGACGAATTCTTGATCTGAGGGAACAGTTAGAGAGTTAATAATTTCCCCAATACCAAAATCAATACGATGATTAATGTTGAGTGGTGGAACTTGAATCTCGTGTTTAACTGGTTGGACGTCAATGGCAATCGGAATTGAAAGAGATTTAACAACACCTGCGGCTGAACTAATATAGCTCTTAGCAGTGGACATCATTTGGAGTTGAATCATCGAACGCGGTTGGACATGAGACAATTTTAAATCAATAGATTTTTGCAACTTAGTAATCTCAATACCTTCCTCACCTTCTAAATATTTCATAGCAAAATTAAACAAAGACTTGTTCTTAACAAAATCTTTTTCATAAACACGAAGTTGAGCAGGAGTATACAATAATAAACTAGCAATTTTAATACTGCGTCTAAGAGGCATATCAAGTGCATCACAGTAATTAAATCCTGGAGTCTTCAAGGATTCAACGCTATAATTCATAAGATAAATATCAGCTTTATTCCAATAATCTTCTAATAAGTCCTTTTTAAGGGAGTTATAACGATAATACAGAATTTGACAAGGCTTATTAGCCGTGATATAATCCGTTGGTTTAGTACATAAATGCTTTAAACTTAAAATTTTAGTGTTGAACCAAATCTTAAAAGACTGGGAATTGAAGGGCACTTTTTTCAAATAACCTCTCGGTCCCCTATAATCATCAGCAAAATTAGTGATATTCCATTTTTCAACAAATTCACCAGTTTTATAGGCATGATGGGTTGTAGTTTCAACAAAATTGTGAGTCTTAACAATCTTAACTTTTTCGATCTCATCAGGCTCATCCTTTGGACCTCGATTAGTAACACGAGTACCTTTAATTGCACACTTAGCAATTTTATTCACCATATAATCCTGATACTTAAAATGACGAGTAGCTATCTCAGGAGGAACATTATGCTTACGCATGTATTCTTCAAGAGATGCAAAATCCATATTTTTTCTCATATTAATGAAGGAAGTTCCATCTTTAAGATCATGTTTGAACATAAGAATACTGGGATCAGTTTCATTCTGTTTACAATTGGTATATAAATGCCAATTTTCACAGGGAACATAACGAGAGATTAAGCGCATAGACGCTTCATTACCATAAGTAGTTCCAACAAGTTCCTCAGATTCATCAAACATATTTCGCTCAACAGGCGGTTCAGGTACACGAACAGCAGGAGCAGGTGGGGCAACAACCGTAGCCGGTTGATCGTTTCCGAAGAAACCATCCATCTCGTCAAGTAAAGAACACATATATTCATAATGTCCAATATTTTTCATAAAAATATTGTAAATAAAATGAACAAATATCGATACAATCAGATAAGGGCACATAGAAAAGGTTAAATGTAAAAAACAATTAATAATAGCACCTTTAGCACCATGATTGATTCCCTTTAAAAAGCTCTCAGTAACGACAAAGAGAAGCATCATATAGGGTTGCTTTTTAACAACCTCTTCACAAAACACCATTGCCAAAATCGTAAAATATTGATCAATATCTGGAACTACACAAAAAGGAGTATGCAAAGCACACTTAAATATCTCGTAAGAGATAACACTAGTAGTATAAATTCCAAATAAAATAAGAGAATTAAGATACATAAAATATGTATAAACAAAGGTTGGACACAAAAAAGAAAGATTAAATAATAACATTGTGTGACACCACCAGGGTAAAATACTATAATAAAAAGCATCATAATGAAGTTGGACTTCTAACAAAGTTTTGTTAAGATACAAATAATTAAATCTATAACAACCAAAAGCACAAGTAGATAAGATTAAAATCAAACCTATGGCAAATGTAACTTCGTCCTGCATTGTAACTAATTGAAAAGCTACCAACAACACAAATGTTGGGTAGATCAAAAAGTTTCTATCTTTCATTGCGACCACAAAAGTGATCACAATTCTACAAATTCCTAAAGATAAAAAAGGAATAACACCGATATAAAAGAGAGTGATAAGGTATAAAATGAATTCCATAAGGATTTCTAATTTGAACATGTTCAAATTTTCGCTGCTAAATGATAATTGCATCTGTAAAAGAGAATATAAATACGTAACGGCTGTCTTGACAGCTAACAATAAAACGACTAAACTTTTTGGAATAAAATTCCGTTGGACACATGTTCCAACTAAACTACTGATTTTCAAAAACATCGGCTAAAAAAGTAATAAATAAGAAAGATTGTGATAATGACTCACAAAAGAGTTATAGAAGGGATTCTTTTTAAGATAATAATAAGTTATCTTTTTCATATATGTGGAATAACACATCTAAGGGGAGCACTATGACTAGTGTTCTCAACACAAAAACTCTTCTTAATCAGGAAGAGTCTTGTGGAGGGAAACAAATTCCTTTGTCAGGGAAAATGCCTCCAAAGGCCTATATTGTCAAGATATAAGCTTTTTGGTTAATTTTCTCGGTAGTAGACAGCTACCATAATTAAATCTGTCAATTCCAAGACATTACAAAACATTTAATTAATGTATACGGTAATATAAGGGGGGGAAAAT